CTGCTGGTCCCGCCGCAACAAAATGAGCGTTGTCTCGTAAAAATGTGCTCACGAGTTGCTCAGGTGTCAAAGCATCACCCTTTTCAGTATAACGTGTCTGTTTCGATACTGGATCAACCACTTCGACCGTTCCGTCCTCATTCATCTTGACTTGATCCCTAACAAGTTTAACAACCTGTCCTGGGTTTATGGCTTTGTACTTGCTTGCCGCATCTAACAAAGCTCCATCAATCTTAATGTTTGACAGTTCTTGTGTCAAAGTATTGATTTTAGAGTTGGCCTTATCAGCCTGCTCCCTCAATATCGCCTCGAACTCACCTTTCTTCTTTTGCTCTTCAAGTTTTAATTTCTCTTCCTTTTCAAGCAAAGTCCTGTAAGTCTCGACATCCACACCATCAAACTTCTTTAACACTTTAGCCTCTGTGGTGTGTTTCACCTTGGCCATTATGTTATCTACGTCTTCCTGTGTGTAAGTCTTCGCGTGTTGATCTACCGCGTTCTCCTGAGTTGGGTTGTTTTTTGTTTGTTCCGGTTGTGCCCCAGTAGCAGTCTCCGTATTCAAATCCGATGTTTGTGTGTCTTGACTCATCGTGTCCTCCTGTTGTTTGTCTCGGGCCGTATTTGCCCTACGCATTATTTATACGTTTAAAAGAATTGTGTGAAATCTTTGATGCCCCACGCTTTGTAGTAGCCAGTCTTCTTCAAAGTTTGTTGTGCCTTTTTGAGTTTGCCCATATCCTGTATGAACAACAACGGTGCTTTACCAAAACTAAAGCTCACGCCCTTGTGCTTGCCGTCATTGTCTGGGTGATCATACATCACGGCGAAGTTGGGGCTTAAATGATTACACTGCCTACACAAACCGGACAACTTGCGTTCCGTTATCTCGTAATTGAAATATAATACCACAACATCCAAAGCAAGGCTGTTAAAAAGATCACAACACTGAGCAACCTGAGCCAGCACATCCACTTTAGCAGGGACGACCTGTACTTTACGATCCTTGAGTGCTCTTTCCGCAAACGGACAGATTGCCGCTCCACTCGCCTTATGAGTTTTAGCAACAACCTGTCTGATCCAATCTTCAACGTCTTTACTTCCTACGGCCACTTTTTTTAGACTTACGTCTGCCGCTCATTTTAGACATTGCTGGTTTTCTACGTCCGCTTCTTTTAGGTCCTGGCATCGTTTGTTTCCTCCTTTTTGATCTTGGAATTCTGTTTGTCAGCAAGGCTGATGCTGTACTTGTCGTGATGGCCATATATGGGCTCCTTTCCTATGTTCTGTACATCGCTGTACAATGATAAAATCTCCCTGCCCCTGTGTATCGCAAACTTCCGCATAGCCCTCAACGCTCGTCTCGCCCTCTCCGCATAACGCCGCGATGGCCTCTCCAGTAGTTTCTCATACGCATTGAAGTAGTCTAGACACGCCCTCTTGAGTGCCAGATGTCCAGCTGTCTCATTGGGTAGTCTGTATATCCTTCTTACTTGTTTAGGCATTAATCAAATTCTATTAAGTTCCAGGGCATAGCACGCCCTTGGCTGTTCTTCACTACCTCACCTGTATCTGTGTAGTTCGCTGATTTTAACTTCTTGAAGCCATTTGATAATATCTTCTTTTGATACACGAGGCAAGGTCTTACCTTTCTTCCTCCCACGGAGTACTGACGGTGATGTGTCTGTTGTCCTCGCCTTGTCTTTATTCCGCTCACGCTCTTCTCCCATTACCAAAATCTCTTCAGTTGTTTTGACAGCCATTCGAATGCCCTATCTATCGCATCTAACAACTTCATCATAATCTCGTCAAATTTTTCCATTATGCTTTGAATCCTTTCCTCCAAGCACGTATGCTCCAGTACGCCGCACTCAAATTCTTCTGTCCCCTAACGCCCTCGAGCACGCCACCCATCCTGGCCATAAATGATCTCTGCCTCGCTGGTATGTTCTTCTTGATACGCATATTGGGATCACCGAATCTAACCTTCTTGATGTTGCCCGTGGATCTGTTCTTTACATAGACCGCAAACTTCTTGCTCTGTCCCGGTGTCCTAAACGGTTTGTTGAGTGCTACTGTCCTGCCCTGGTACTTGGCCATTTGTGTCTCCGAATAGTTGTGCTAACTCTGGGTGTAAATCTTTGATCTCTTGGTCCGTGTATCCCGCCTTGATCATTTCCCTCAAGTGTTTGATCAAGTCATCGCTGTTAGCGACAGGTGTGTGTGTCATAGCGGTCTTTTTGTCCGCCATCATTTCATTTAACTCGTCTTCGTCATTGGCCAATAATTCTAATATTTTTTGATCGATCACGCTCTTGACGTCCGGGGTCGCAGTTGTGAGATCCCGCTGTATAACAGCCGCTTTAGCCAAGATGTCCATATCGAGATTTTTATCCCTAATGTGGAATGCCATCGGGTACTTGATTTGTCCATCAAACGCCTGTCCCTGCCACTTGGCCCAGAATCTGAAGAACTGCTCTTCGAACAGTTCCAGTTGCTTGGCCTTCTCGCACAACTTGGCGTCTAACAACAGGAATTCTGACATCATCGCCACGCCACTCATCTGTCTGGTCTCTATGGCTCGGATCGCCCCCATATGACTCATCCTGTCAATGGCCTGTATCTTGCTGTCTATTGATTTCAGTATAGCATCTAAATTAGTACCACTGGGTTGGAGCAAATATGGACGCAGTGCCCCGTCAGTCTCGTTGGGTATGGTTATTATACTGCCCGCACCCGCAGTCGCCTCAACGTCTGGTGTTTTGACCAGCGTCGGGTGGTTTGTTAATCTAATCAATTGTTCTATCTCTGAAAGCTCTGAATAAATCGCCATCTGTGTGTCAGCAACATCACCTATGTCCGATACGCCTATGCCTCTGATCGGGCTCCTCGCCGCATAGCACCACACGGCCGGTATCACTCCGATTGGGTTGGGTTTAGTGTCTATGACCTCCGTGGTCTTCTGTGATTTAGGGTTGTACTCCTCTAAAATTATCTCGTCCTTGGTCCAAGTCCTCAAGTAGTACCTGGTAGCACCCGCATAAGTCTTGTCATCCTTCTCAAGCAGTTGTAAGTATTCTAACTCGTAGTGTCCATTGGGCAGTCTCTTCCAGTTCCAGTTAATCACGTTCTCGGGCGTGTATAGCGTCGCATATGGTCGAATGCCCTGCTCTAGTTCTTCAGCACGAGTGCCTACTACGGTCTCGGGCCTGTCTATCAACGCCACACAATGACCATACACCGTGCTCATAAGATTGATGTCTCGCATAAATGATGCCCAAGTCCTGCCCTCCATATCGCAGTCCTCTAAAAAAGCCTCCATCTCCGCTGACCCATCTAATGTGCCGAAATCCCTTTTAGGCTCGTTCCTGTATATGAACGAGTTGTAAATGTGTGTTATGCTCTTAACGTGGTTGTCAAGCGGCGTTTGAGCAAGCCTCCCGATGTATTCGGGCTGTGTCTCATAAACGTACTTGGTCAAGTAGTTGCCCTGCTTGTAGTGGGCACCACCTAAATACGAATTGATTAAAAATTTCCATCTGTTGATGTAGTTGATGTATTCGTCGTGTGCTGGTAAGCCTGCTAAAAAATCACTGCCGTCTGTAGCATTCTGGTCTATGTTCGTAAAACTATAATCTGCCATATGTTCCCTCTAATTGTACGTTAAATCTCTTTTGTGGTGTGTGCTGTACGTCTCTCTTGATTGGGTACAAATAACTTACCAAATAACCTACAGCATCTCCTAAATGATCTATACCGTTTGTTTTGTTAGGCACGCTTGTCCCCTCTTTGTATGTTTGCTTGACGAAAGTATTTATTGTACTTTTACATCGCGGCGAAATAAACAAAGTCCTTAATTCATTAGCATTACACAACTTACTATTAACGCTGTTGATTCTATCCCTCACTGCCATATGGCTCTTCAACACCTTACAAACGAAACCGTTGTTCTGTAAAATGCTCAAGTCAGTCTTGCCCCCAGCACTCGTACGTCTCTGTACGCAACTGGGGTCTGGGAATGCCATAATCTTCTTATTGGGATACCTGTTCAGTATTTCATCACAAAGTTCTTGTGTGTCGCTACCAAATATTCTAATCTCATCTACTATGTCGATCACGTTGTTCCTGATCACTGCCACTATGGCCGAGATGGGTGAAACGTTGAAATCTATGCCCACGTAAAGTATCTTGTCGTCCTCCGTGATCGTGCTGTGCCTCACGCTGTGCTCTCTGTCAAAACTGCTGTATATGAGTCCCGAGTACGTCTCCCACGTCGCCTCGTACTCCTGTCTAAAAACGCTCTTGCTCAAATCGTTCTTGGCCTGCTGTATCTCGTCCTCATCTACCCAACCACCCTCTGCTGTTGTGTATAGATGACTTGACCATTCCTTCTCCGCTGGGTCCTTGCCCTTTTGATAAAGATCGTAAAACCAGTTGTGTCCCTTGGGTGTGCCTGTGAATAGCGCCTTGCCTTTAGTGTCCGATAGCGTTGGTCGAAGCACTTCAGTCCAAGATTGCTCTGAAACGTCAGCCGCTTCATCGATGACCAAGTAGTTTATACCAACCCCACGTAGTGAGTCTGGGTTGTCAGCACCTCGGAGACTTATTATGCTACCGTTCTTGAGAAGGCAAGTCAAGTCCGCCTCGTTAAATTTCTTAACCCATCGCAGTTCCGATAGTTTCTTTTTAAGTTTCATCCAAGCAATCTGTCTCGCCTGTCTGTATGATGGGGCAACGAACCAACAAAGCGTATTGGGATGCCTCGCGTGATAGCATAGTTCCCTTATGGCTAGTGTTGTCTTCCCGAAACGTCTCCCCGACACAAGTATCTTAAATCTGGTGTTGTCTTGTGCTACTGCTGTCTGGGGTTTAGATAGTTTCATCTGTTATTCCTGCCAAGGTAGTGGCGTGTTGCTCTCTGTGTCTATAGTGTTGTCTTTCTGACCCAGCAACTGCTTCCCGAGCCAAATCAACATCCTCACGTCCTTCTTCTCTACCGCTGCCTCGAACTGGGCACGTCGCAAACTCTTCTTGCCTTCCGCCCTGCCCTTGTCAATTATTTTACTGAATCTTTTCTGTAGCGTTGAAACACTGGTGCCAACCACGTCCGCGATCTCTTCATACGTACAATGAATACTGGCCAGTTTAAAAACTATGTCGTGATCAATTTTGTATTTCTTCTCTGTCATTATAAATGTTTAGGCCCTACTATGATCCTAAATCTCCTGCTGTCAGTGTCGCCATTGGTTGTGGTTATCTGTACGTCTATGTTGTACTCGTTGCCCGTGGTACCGCCCTCTAATCTCACATTAACTACCGCACCCGCTACAACCACGTCCGTGGCCGAATCCGTGGGCAGTACTATTGGGCTTGAATCACCCGTTATTGATTCTATGCTAACTGATGCTGTTGATATAGCGTCTCCGCTGTTCAAATAGTCGCCGTAGTCTATGCCATATTGTATGTTGGCGTTGGGGTGTTTCTCTATGTAAGCACCTTTGTTGTCCCGTCTAAATCCTGTTAAATTTGCCATTAGGCTTCGCTCCTCACTTTAGGGATACTACTTCTATTTTTAAACGTGGGTTTAAATATTTTCCTTGTTCGTGTCTCTTGGGGCACTTGTAGTTTCCTTGTTTCAGTATTTACACTATTTAAACGTGTTTCGCCTTGAACTTGTGCTAATCGCGTTTCTATGGGCACTACTAACGTTCTTGACTCCAACGGCACCGTGAGTATGTTCCAAGGGTCAGCGATGGTTATAAGCCTCGCAAACGATAACGTGGTGTTGAATGCTACATATGAAGCAGTTATGTCAAATGACACGTTAGCGTTAGCCTGTAGCGTACTAACAGGTGCTAATAGTTTGATTATGTCATACCGCACATTAGCATTAACGCTTGGAGCAAACGCATTTGATATTGATGTGCTGGCCTTGAACGACACGTTAGCGTCAATGCCCAACGTGTATGCCGTGCTGAATGTACCCGAACCCGAGTGTAATATGCTACCTATGAACGTTCCACTGAACGCAGAGTCAATGGCCTTGGACCCATTCCTAAATCTAATGTAATCTATGTCAATGCTGGACGATACAGCAAGATTCTTGGGTGTTGGTATGCCCGTGGTGTAGTTTGCCTGTGTGCCAACTGAAGCAGATGTCAGCAACGAGCCGGTTCCTCCCGCTACCAACCCACCATTACAGCTCAAATCAAACCCAGTGCTGTAAATGATCATTCCAGGGTGCCACTTGCCCCCGAACCATTCGTTCCAAGTCCTGTCTATTACATCGCTCTCCGCAAAGTCATCCCAAGTGTAGTCGTCCTGTTCTCCCTCCTCCAAAGGATCAAATATGATACCACCAACGCTGATGGTTGATGTTATGGCGTCAAAGTCCGCACTGCTGTCCGAGGAGACATTTCCATTCACACCCAAAGACACTGACGCTGATATCGTGTCTGTGATGCCGTGTGTTTGATTGGCGTTGATGCTGGCTGTTATGCTGGATGCTATGGCTGTCGTAGCCGCTAACGACA